AAGGACTTTGTTTTAATGCACCCAAAACAAAACCCCTTATGAAATTATGCAATGGCAATTTTACTTTTTTGCTTCCACATTTAAGTTGTTAAATGCAGCCATATCTTGTGACATAGCTTCAGTGAATACATTGATCAAACTCATGTCCTCATCGATTGCATCAATAATAAAATCTTTTGTTACTTTTTCACCTGATGATTTCATTCCAGCATAAGCAATGTCAACAATGGATTCCATTGTCATATTATCGCCCATTTTTAAAATGTTTTCACCAGTTTCTTTTTCAAACATTAACAATGCTTTGAAACCGAATTTGAACTTGTACTCCTTGTTTTTAATTTTTATCATGCTACAAATATAAAAAAAGGGAATGAAGTTACCCCCATCCCCCATTTACACAATATAACAAAAATCAATTTCTTACACAGTTGCTTGTGTTATTGAACCAGTTCCTTCAAAAGATACTGAAAATGTACTTGATTCTTCAAGTCCATCAGTTCTTTCAAGTGAAGTGATATAACAAGAACCACTATATTCTTTGTCACCAGCTACATCAGTTGTCCATGTTACAGTCACCAAAGTTCTTCCAGTGAATACAGTGTATAAATCCTCATATCCATAAGTTGCATCTTCAGCAAAAAACCCTTCAGCTGAACCGCTAAATGATTTTTGTCCTTCCAACGCTTCTTTCCATCCGTTTGAGTCTTTTGTTGATGCATCTCTTGTTGACATATCAAAAGTCAATGAGTTTGATGTTAAGTGAGCGATTGTTGTTCCGCCAACTTGTATTTTTGCTAATGTTCCGTTTAATATTCCAGTTGAAGCCATTTTTTTATTTTCTTAAATTTTATACAATATTAATCACTCTTTTTTTTATTCTTTGTAATTTTTTTTACTTTTGGTTTTTCCTCATTGTCCATTGCTACTTCAACAATGTGTTCAATTTGTTCTTCAAAAGTAAAACCATCAAGTGCTTTTGCTACTTTTAAATCAATTAATTCTTTGCCCAATTTGTTAGATACACGCAATTGTGATCCTTCTGGCAATGTTCTTGCATGGACCGCATGGTCTTTTGTTAACACTATTCTCATAAATTTAATTTTTTTGCTTTTCTTTTTATATACTTTTCAAGTTTATCACTTGCTTGAGTGTATATCTTATCACTCGTTTCAGAATAAGTTTTCTGAATAAAATTCTTTTTTCCAGTCGGATTGGCAATGTGTGTTCCAACTCCGTATTCAATCCACCACGCATAAAACCCATCAAACTTTTTCTTGCCTTTTCCGTATCTTGGACCGACTAAAACATTTGGATATTTTTTTTGTGGTGATGTTTTAATTGCAAGTGAATTTTTTAATTCTTGTGGATTTATATCAGTACCCCTTACATTGATTTTTTCAGTTCGTTGATTTGGTGCATTTTGTCGCATCTTATCAAGAACTGGCTGCATTTGCCTTCTTAATATTTTAAGGATTTCACTCCTTTTCATCTTGTCATCCAAAGATTGAATTTCAAGCACAACACCTTTAAAACCTTCAATTTTATAGTTTATCATAGTTTTTTGTTTGCACTTATCATCAAACCTTCACGACCAAGTTCCTGGATGTCCAGGATATCATAGTATTTTGAATTGTAAACAATCCGCATTGATTCATCAATTCCATCAAAGAACCGAATCTTGAATTTAACCTTGCTTGTTGATGTAACTTGGTCCGCTTCAACTTTTTCATTACCTAAACCACGCTGCACATTTGCAAACGTTGTGTGATAAGTTGACCAGCTTGCAGTGTATTCACCAATTGAATTGGTTGAAAACGTTTGTGACTCAATCACAATTTTTCTATCTAAACGACCTATGTTCATATTTCAGTTCGTTGGCTTACCATTGACATTTGGAACTTTGTTCCTCTTGATAGGTTATGCATATTGCTTCCAACAATTGTGCTTTGTCTATTCTCAAACATATCAGATACAATCATTCGCAATGCTTGTTTGACCATGTCATCAGTATTCGCCAAAGTTGTAATTTCAATTTCAATTGGAAAATCACGATCGTATAAGTTTGGCAAATTGTCCTTCATTTCTACATAAGAATAAAGACCATTTGTTGCAATGTATTTTGATGAATCCAAAAGTGTTCGTGTGTTGTCCGAGTCATAATAGTAAATTGAAAAGGTATCAATTGGATTGACATCAATTCTGAAATCGTCCCATTCAGTCATGTACCCAGTCACACCGCCTTTGATAAGCAAACCAGCTTCGTTCCATAACATCAAGTGTGCAGATGCTATGTAATCATTTATAATGTCATCAAACGATGAATCCAAAATGTTTAAATGTCTTTTTGCTTCAACCAAAGTCAAACCCCAATTTGCTTCAGGTGTGTAGCTTGTTATTTTTTTGTTTCTTATCATTGATTTTTTAAAAAAAAAGAGGATGGGCAAAACCCACCCTCTTCATATATTAACTAATTACTATAAATCAATTACCCAGTGTAGCCACCCACGCTGATTGCAGCATCTTGTACAAGTGCAGCATCCCAGTATGAGTTTAAGATTAATCTATTTGTTCCGCTTACCGCTTGTGTATAAGGATCAACCAAAATTTCAACTCCACCGAATTGTGCAATTTGAACTTTTGAGAAGTCACCATAATAAACCGCTGGATTAGTTATGTCAGCAATTTGGTTTGAAAACTTCGCCATAACCCCCATAATCATTTCGTTGATGATTAATGGATTAACACCACTAACTTGTGCAGCAGTATAAACTTCACTAAATAAATCGTTGCTGATTGCAAATCCTAAATTACCTCTGTTGTGGTTATTAGATTGTACTTCCTCAACAAGTGCCATCATCAAGTTTGTGATATTTGCATTTGTCACTGGAGTTTTTCCGTTACCCAAATAATCATAAGAACCATTTGCAGAATCATCAGTAAATAAAGCATATTCAACTTTTGCACCAACTGCTTGAGCAATTGAGTTTCTCAATGCTGATTCAAGTGATTCGTTGTGTTGCATGGCGGCTTGTTTACTGAAATCGACAAAACTTGCAAGTCTTTTAGGAGCAAGGTCTTTTTTGCTCATTGCAGATCCGCCATCAGCAGCTGCATCAGTTTCACCTTCCCATTGAGTTGTTACGGCACCTAAAATTGGAATACGTTGGTCAGTTGTAGATGATACACGAGTAACACCAAGGTCATCAAGAATTGTGTTTGCATAAACTGCATCAACAAAACTTTGAGTTTCAATTCCTGAAGTTCCGTTTTCAGTTACAACTGCTCTGTTCAAAATCATTGATGGTATAACAACACCATTTGCACTTCGACCAATTGCAGTCATTTCCTTTTGACCTTCCTGAGCCATTTCTAATTCAACACCATCAAGTTTTCCGCCAAATGCTGCTCTTACCGCTTTACCAAAAGAAAATTCTCTAACAATTTCTTTTTCTTCTTTGCTTTCAGTCACAACTGGACTTCCGCCTAAATTTGCTGCTTTCATTCTAATTTCTTCTTCTTTTTCTACTTTTGGAAGTTCATCAACTAATTCAGTTAATCTTTCCATGTTTGTGTCAAATGACACTTTTTCTTCTTCAGAAAAATCTCTATTTTCATCAGATACTAAATTTTCAAGAGCATCAAGGGAAGTTTTTACTTCACCGATTTCTTCTCTTATTACTTTACTATTTCTCATTTTCTAAATTTTAATACTTCAAAAATCAATTATTTATTTAAAGATACTTTGTAAATATTTTTACTTTGTTGTATTCTCTTAATGCTGACTTTGTTTCAAGTCCCATTTCTTCTTCTTCAACAACCTCAAGTGATTTTTTAAGTTCATCAACTTGGTCAGCACTTCGTTTAAACGCATCACGATTTGAACCAGCACTCACAATTGACCATTCAACCAATTCTTGGCGAGTAAAGTAAATTGTGTTTCTGTCCTCATCTTCTTTGTTGCCATAACGATATTCATGCGGTATTGCACCAACACTTGCCATTTTTAAAATACCATCTTGCATTTTATTGAATACTTTGTCAGCCAAAGGATTGTTTCCTTCACGTTCAAATGTTACTTCACCAATCAACGCATCACCATCTCTAAACACTCGTGATGTTCCAATGATTGTGTCAGGATTCGAACCACTCACTTCGTGATTGTATCCAACAATAGGATTACGATCATAAGTTGACAAATCCCAACCATCAAGTTTGAATGATGTTCCATGTCTATCAATTGACTCGGTTGATATTACAAATTGCGCAGTACGTTCAACTTCGTTAATATTTCGAACCTCTGCAAGTCTTTCAATTTTATTCATTACTTTTCTATTTTGTTCAATTTCTTTTAATTTACTTTCTGACCATCTCAATCCAGCTTTGCCACCCCACAACAAAAACGATATTGTTCCACACGCTTCAGTGTTGTCAGGATCATAATATACTTCAGCACGTGACAAATATGAAAACATCCTTTTGATGGTATCTTCAGTGATTGCTTCTTTATTTGCAAGTTGTTGACCTCTAACTTTTCCAACTTGTGTTGCACATTTATTTCCAACCTTTTCATTTAACTCAATGCCACGTTTTGCATTGTTTGAAACCGCATCAGGATAATCACTATAACTCGCCATCTTCCTTTTTATAATATTCTTCCATGTCCTGAATTGGTATTCTGTTTATTTGAACATAACGTTCATCACCGCCTTCAATTGGATTTCTATCCTCTAACTCAAGTACATCGTTTATGCTATATGCACCTATGTCAGTCATCAATCGATAGTATTCACCTTTTGTCTTGACATCAGTTCGTAATAACCTATCAACATTATGTTTAAAATAATGGTCAAGTTTTTCAGTATCTTTTAATAATTTTCGTCTGTATTCTTGTTCAATCTTTTCAATCCACGTTCCAATTGAATAAGTCACAAATTCAATTGATTGGTGTTCAATGTTTGAAAACGTTGAATTTTCCATCTCATTAATCATGTGTGATGGTATTCCAAGAATGGTTGCAATCTCATTCTTTTGGAATTTACGAGTTGAAATCCATTCAGCATCTGCTGGAGGAAGTCCAATACGATGATATTTTGAACCAGCATCAAGAATTGCAGTTCCACGTGTTCCATTTGGTCCATAGTTTGCAGCCCATTGTTGACTAATTGCATCTTTTGTTTCTGGTTTTAATACACCAGCATATTCGATGAAGCCATCAATCCTACTCCCTTTGTTAAAAAAATCTGCTCCATAATCTTGTGCTGCAATTGATAAACCAAGATTTTGCTTGTGTGCTTGTATTGCCGAAAGTCCAACAACTGGATCAACTCCAAACCCTCGAAGATTTATCATATCAGCATCTTTGACAAGCAATGATTCAGTTTCATTGTATGCTTCCTTGACCTGAACCTTCCAATAAATCTCATCATCATATTTTATTGGTTCACATTGTTCACGAGTTACATTGACCAATGATGTTGGTGTTCCGAATTGATCACGTTCAATAATTGCCAAACCATTACCATGATTGATTGCTGATGTAATTAATATTTGTGTGAAGTCAAAAGAAATTGATTCATAGTTTGCTTCAGCATTCAACAAGTATTCTGTTGGATGTGCAACAATTTCACGCCTTCCGTTTTGTTTTCGAAAAACCTCAACTGGCAACATTGCCACTGATTCGGTAATTCTTCTTACTCCAGCCCAATATGCAGACAATCCCATTGCAGATTGTTCAGTGACTGGTGTTCTTCCAACCATACCGCCAAAATGAGCATTAAGAAAACCCTTTTTTTCTGACAATACTGGATTGATTCGTTTGATTTCAAATCCAAATAAATTCACTAATGCAAAAATGGAACATTACATTTTTATAAATATGTAATATTTTTTACTTTTTCTTGTGATTAATTGATTGAATTTGTTTATAGGTTTGATAATTTTTAAATGGTTTGTAATTTGGAAAGTAAATATTGATTTCTTTCACACATTGATCATAAGCCATTTTGCGAATCTTAACCTTTTTAAAATGCTTATGAAACAAGTCATCAATTCCTTTTGTTACTGCATCAATTATTTCTTCAGGAACTTCAATCTCACGATTGTTTTTATTTGATAATATCACACGATATGAATCAAAATCTTTGTAGTGATTAAAATGTGGTGCATATTCACGAACCAAATCAAGTGCAGCATCATAGGCATCTTCACTGGTGTGATGTCTTAACATCTCAAGAAACAAGAAATCAAAGTTCCTTTTATTGTTTAATACATCATATATTTTTTTTGGTATTTTCATATTATGTATAAATCACCTTGTTCTAAATAAGATTTGTTTGAGTCAGGTTTATCAAGCCACAAACCAAACGCCATAATATTTGAAATCAATCCATCAATTTTTTTGTTCGGTGAACGTGTATCTTTTTCAAGTTTTATGTTTCCAGCGGGATCAGACTTGACCGAAGCATTGCCAACCATCCAACGCAAAACTGGATTGTTGCCATGATTAAACTTTTTACTTTCAACCGCTGCCTGAAGTTCTTTAGTTGGTGCATTCATAGATTTAAATCCTTGTCTAAACTCAATCAGGTCAAACCCTTCTTCATACAACTTTGGTGCAATGTGGTGTGAGTTCCAATTGTCATATGCAATGGATTGAATGTCATATAACTTATTAAGTTGACCAAGTTTATAAATTATAAAATCATAGTCAATGACATTACCACTTGTTTCTTCAATAAATTCATCACGAACCCATTCACGATAGTTAATATTTTTTTTGTCCGCTGATTGTGTTCCTTTGTCTTCAGGTAACCAAAACCAATTTTTGGAATAATACTTTTCATCTATTTTCCAAACCAAGCTGAATGCAGTGATGTCACTTCGTGATGACAAATCAAGTCCACCATAGCAAGGATATTCACGCAACATCTCATCATCAAAATCCCAATGTGATTTGGTCCATACCTCATCATTAATCCAACCATCTTTTGATTGTGTCCAAACATTTAGATAATATCTTTTAAATGA